GCTTGCCCATCGGGTTCTTCTGAAGGCTTGGGTCTTGCATGAGGGACATATGCGCCGAGAGATGGCTGTCATGGTCTTGGTACTCATATACCTTGACCCCTGCCCCGCTCATCAGGCGAGCGTTCTCTGAAATCGGGTCATATGCCGGGATTTCGGTCGGGTCGGGCAGAATGCTGTCCACATCCTCAACGCCAGTGGTGGTCAGGAATGCACGGTGCAGCTTGCGAAGGTCGTAAAGCTGGGGTGCCTGTGCCGATGTCTGGAGCGCAGCTTGCTGCTGCATCATCCGCTGGGCAAAGGAGGTAGCATTCGGGTCCGAAACAGGGATGATGTCCACGCGGTCATCAAAGTCAGACCGTGCAATCAGCGGGTCTTCGCCAGTTTCGTATGGGTACTCAGGCAGTGTGTCCCTAATAATCTCAGCCATGAGCTTGAACTCACGACGCAGGGAGTTGTGTAAACGTGCGTGAACGGCGCTCATCACCTTCATAGAGCGCTCAATCAGTGCGAGCGTAGTACCTACTGGGGCTTCTTGATTGCCCTCACCGATGTTCAGGTCAGCAATAGACGCGAACCTGCGGCCTTCATCTACAAGCACACCCATAAGCTGGGCAAGGGTCCCGGACGGCTCCTTAAACGGCAAAGGAAGGATGTTGTCCCGTATAGCGCCGCCCGGAAGGTCGATGTCTCTAAACTCACCCGGCTCAATAGGCTTGTCGTCTCCCTTGATGCGAAGACCACGAGCCTTGAAACCGGCAGGAAGGTTGGCAAGAGTTCCGGCATCAATCAACTGGCGCAGGATTGAGGTCGAGGATTTGGCAATCGAACCAATGAGATGGATGAGACCGAAGCCGTAGAAGCCAAGACCGGGCTGGAACTGGTAGTGAACGAAGTGCTGACGAGCGCGTTTTAATGGGTCGTCCTCAAGGTAATTGCGTCGTATGCCAAGGACGGTATTGGACTGGTAGTCAATGGTGACGACGTAGGGAAGTTGGATTCCCGTAGGTTCTCCATCGTCTCCTGCATCCTCAAAACCTTCGAGGTCGAGTTCCGTATGAATCTCAAGGATTGTTCGGAGACTGGAATTAGAGATTTCTGTAACGCCAGTGAGCTGATTGTACTTTGTTTGGACTTCACCCTCATCTCCTGTCGCTTCATCTAGGTCGATATCACGGTAGAAACCGTTGACCTGCATTTTGCGGACAAAGTTGTCCGACTTACGCATCACATGAGTGTGACGGGTGGAGGAAGAAAGAGATGTCGTGCCATAGGCGACGACAAAATCCTCTGCCGGAATAAAGATGCTTTCCGGCCTGTCATGCGTTGGGTCGTAATAGACCTTCCTGAAACCAGACCCGGAGAGCGCTGTCTTAAACAGAAGCTGCTCCATCGACGGGCGGTAATCTTCCATCTCTTCAGTGAAGAGGTAGTTCATGTAGTCTTGAACGCGGTTGGCCTGTTCGTACTTTTCGTCAGTGGCCTTGCCGAGAACCTGTGTCTTCACCGGGCCGGATGCCGGGAAGATTTCCATCATGGCCTGAGACACAAAGCGGATTGCTGCTTCACTCAGAATGGGGTGGCTTACCCCGGTAGCGCCCTCGAATGGCGTGGTGCGCTCCTCCATCCTGACGCCGAGGAGGTCCAGTCCATCGGTGTAGGTGTCCTCCCACTCCCCGCGTGACGCTTTGTCCTCCTCGAAAGCGGAGACTAGTTCATCAGCCAACATGCCAAGGTCCGACGGGTCCATGAACTCGGCAAGGTTGGCACCAAAGGGAACCGTCTGTGGCTCATCACCACCGGGCTGAAAGTCGATGACTACAGAGCCGTCATCGTCCTCAATAATCATTGCCTCTGGGTTTACAACCCCGATGTTCACGCTTTGTTCTTCAGCCATTAATACCAAGCCTCTTTCTTAGGCGGACGCCATTCGTCGTCCTCGTCATAATAATCATCAACTAGAGAGAGGAACCCACCCTGCCGGAAGCGCATCAGCGCCAGCGTTGTGGTGTCCACAAGGTCGTCATGCGCCCCCTGAGGAAATGCAGCACATTGCTCGACCACTTCTTCGGCCCATCTGGTTTCAGGTCTCCAGACGATTCCGTTTGCAAAGATGTCAGAGACCGCATTAACCCGCGAAATCTTATCTTGGCCGCGACTCGGAGTGTAATCCATGACAGGAACACCTGTTGCGCGAAGTTCCTGTATGAGCGGCAGACCAGCCGCTTTTGCTTCAATAAGGAAGCTGTCAGGTTCGTAAGCATGGTAAAGCTCCAACGTCCTTTGCTTTAGTTCTGGGAACTCCAGCTTCTCGTTCACCGCATCCAACAAGATGATGTTTGGGACTGTCTGACCGCTCTCATTCGGGTGGTCGAACACGCCCCACGTTGTAATGGCGGAATAGTCAGAACGTGCTGACTTGGTATGTGCGGTGTCGATTGACTGGATGATGTAGGAACAATGGGGTGGCTCTGGGTGCGTCCACGTCTTCCAATATTCCCGCTTAATCAGTGCGCCTTCTTCGGCGGTCGGCTTCTGCTGGTACTGGGACAGCCACTTGGAAAGCGGGAGTTCAGCCTTCAGAGCGTCGAGTTCTTCTTTGGACCAGAAATCAGGCCATAGTGGTTCCCCTGATTCATAGAGCGCTGGAAGTTCAATGACTTCCCACTGGTCTGCGCCCTTTCGTTCTTCACTGGCCTTGATGATTTGACCGGTCAGGTCACGTTCATGCCAGCGCGTCATAACGATGATGATGGCACCACCCGGCTGAAGACGCTGTCGGGGGCCGGACGAGTACCATTCGTACACACCGTCAAAGTATTCGTTAGTGGGGAGAATACCCGCCGTCTCTGAGTGAGGGTCGTCAATGATGAGAAGGTCTGCGCCCCGTCCCGTCATTGCGCCACCTACACCGACAGCAAAGTATTCTCCGCCACCAGACACGTCCCAGCGTCCTGCGGCCTTGGAGTCAGCCCGGAGACCTACATCCGGGAAAACGTCCTTGTAGTCTTGGCTGTCGATGAGGTTCCTCACCTTTCGACCAAAACGCACGGAGAAGTCGGAGGTGTGCGTTGCCGCGATGACTTTGCGCGAAGGGTCTTTGCCCATAAGCCAAGCTGGGAGCAGCCACGACGTAAGCTCCGACTTGCCGTGGCGCGGGGCGATGTTGATTATCACCCTCTTGAGCTTGCCATCTGCGACCTCTTGGAACTTGTCTGCCATGATGCGATGGTGTGGCCCTTCGATGAAGATGGGCCAAACATGGCGGACAAAGTCCAGAAAGTTACTTCGCGCTTTCTCTACTTTGTTTAAGTCATGCCAATGAGAGAGGGCCGCTGAGATTGCGGCCCTGTGTTCCTCTGGAAGGCTGTCAATATTTTCAAGTAGCTGTTTTGGCGAAAGCATATTTTCGGGTCACAGAAAGCCTTAGTAACAAAATACAGGACTTTCTGGCGCTATGACTGTTTTACCTGTCATCACCAGAGCCGGAGAGTGTCCCCTGCTCTTTGCGACGGCGCAGCTTCTCGACGTTGGCGATGGCGATGGATTCCAACCGGAGGTCGAGGTCGGAGCAAATCTGGGCCATATACCAAAGGACATCACCCAGTTCCTTGCGGATGTTCATCCGGTCGAACTCGTCAAACTCTCCGCCTTTGTCGCGGATTACCTTCTTCACCTTCTCGGCTACTTCTCCAGCCTCTCCGCACAGACCGAGCGTTGGGTATAGAATAGAATGCTCACTGGGGTAGATTGCGGTTTCCCGCGCCTTCTGCTGGTAATCCTGAAAATCCATTAGTCATCCTTCTTCTCTGGGTAAATCACGCGGACCTCTGAGGCCGCGCCAAACTTCTGCTTTTGTTTAAACGCCTTGGTGTAAGCTCTCCGCTGGCGGTCCTGCCTTTTCTTCTGGGCGTCCCGCTCCTTCTTCTGCTGCTCGGCGTAGAAAATCTTCCAACTCTTAGTCATCAGCAACCAACTCCTTCAGCGGGATGATGGCACCCTTCGAGGTGTTGCTATCCCCTCCCGGCTTCCAGCGGTCTTCGGCGATGGCCTCTTCAGCCAGAGCCTTGAGACGCTCGGTGGGTATGACCACAACCCGCAGGTCAAGCTCGCTGGGACCGTAGATGAACGCCCAATGCTCTGCCTCGGTCCTCCTAATGCCGGACGGCTTTCCCCGGCTCTCGAACTCGACAAAGACATTCCGTGTCCTGTGCGCCCGGTAGTCGCGCTTGCACTCAATGCTGTCTGAGGTCAGCATGCCAGCGAACCACTCCTCGGCTTCTTGGCCGCGCTTTAGGTCGTACCTGAAATCCGAGTTGTGCTGCATGTCAGTCCTCGTACTGGCCGATGAGCTTGTCCAAGTACCAACGCGCCTTCTTCAGGTCCTCCAGCGGCTTGCCCTTGTAGCGGTAGCGCCAGATGTATTTTACGGATGTCGCTTGGAGGTGGTACTCGAAGCCGTCGCCGGTCATGGCCTCAATCGCGTCGATGCACTCAATGCCGGACTGGTTGTAGTGGGAGGGACTGTTGACCATGTCCACATAGCCGTATGCTTCCTTGCCAGCCTGTTCGAGCGCGTCAGACTGGAGGTCTGCCTGACGACGACGCTCATCCCCACACTCTTTCGAGGAACTCCTCTTGGCTTTCTCGTAGGCGCGTTGAGCCT